CTGTGACTTATTTCAAGAAACACATACTGCCTGCGTTTGGCGATTACTACATCGATACAATTACCATTCAAGATTGCCAGTTACAAGTGAATCGATGGTATATGGACTATCCAAAGAGCACTCAGTCTTATAAGATATACGCTCAAATGATTTTTAAGTATGCTCAAAAATTGAATTTGATTGAAAAGAATCCCATGAGCTTAGTTGACTTACCAAAGTCTGATGACTTTAAAGACGATAAATTAAAGTATTATGATCGCGACACCTTAATCAGATTTCTTAAATATATTGAACCGTTTAAGGAAGTGTATACCTTCTTTTATCTATTAAGTTATACTGGATTAAGATGTGGTGAAGCTTTTGCCCTCACTTGGAATGATATTGACTTTAAAAAACTCTATCACATGGGATATCGTGGAGTTTTATTTGATATTGATAACACATTGACAGAACATGGAGCACCAGCTACGGCATCGGTTATTCACTTCTTTGAAAATTTAAGAACGATTGGGTTTACTACTTGTCTGGTTTCGAATAATAAGGCTCCTAGAATTTTGCCTTTTGCAAAAGAGGTAAATTCGTACTATGTATGTATATTTTTAGTTAGTACCTAACCATCATTACTGATTTGTTTATATAATTATAAAAATAAACAGTAGGAATGCTGTATGGTTATTAACCATACAGCAATTAGAGTGTGCAGAGAACTAATTGAAGATTTGGATTGTAATTGTTTTATGTCAGTTCTACTATTACTAATTGGGAGCGATAATAGTAGTGAATCTTATTGAAGAAAAGAGATTTTTTCAATGGTTGTTGGGGTATGTGAATTTTCTTTTTTTTAGAAGTACATTAGGGGGTGTACTTTTATGAAATCTCTGCACAATCTAACTGTGGGTAATAGAGAGCAGGATACGCCAACACAACTTAGCCTTCTCTATTACAGATTTGTTTGTATGCTTATAAAAAATAAAAGACAATATAACCCTAACTGACAGTGCCAGTTAGGGTTATACTGTGTATGCGTTTGTTGCAAAGAAAGGATCTTTAAAGCTGTAATTGCCATCACAACTCATTAGTATGTTTCTTAGCAAATTGAAATAATATAACGGCCATTCATAATATATATCTTATGAATAGCTTCACTATTTTTGATAAGATATTCAAACTCTTCTTCAGTAAAGCCCATTTCCAATAACTCAGTTTTATTATTGTGGTAGCATTTTACAATATAAGTTAGAATATGCTTATCTGTAATATTATTCAATTGTGGGATAGAATAGGCATGGCAGTTAGTAGACCCTTTAACGTCCTCTTTAGCAACACCCAATCTATCGAATAATTTATCAATTCTGGCTTGAGACCAGAAGTTAGAACGGTATAGTTTACCAATCAAACTAGAAATGGAAAAGATATATGAATTATCATGCACTGTTCCATTTTTGTATAAAACCGTATTATCAGAAACCACGGATTATCCCTCCAAAATCTCCCTAGGATCATAGTAATCTGACCCATTATTATCAGAAATTTCGGATTCCTCAATAGTTACATTAAGATCAACCCCACGAGACTCCATAATCTCCTTGATCTTTTTATTGTCACCAAATCCATTCTCTAATAGAGCATGGACTAGTTCTGTAGGTCCTTCTTGTGTGGAGAATACTACACCCTTGTTAGGAGTAAAGTCTCCGTCAGTATTGACCATCCATTTACGGACCTCAAGTTTTGCAGGTCTATTATTCCATGACACTTCAGCTAATCGAATAAGAGTGTTACCTCGCTCTTCTACGATAACATCAATGCCACCTTCAACAACTTCATATGTCAGTTGTTTCTTTTCCATAATTGTAAGTCTCCTTAAAGAAAAAATAAACCCCGCATATAAGTTATATGAATATTGTGTTAAGAAAGAAAGAGATTGATTATTGCGGGGTTATATTTTTTATGTATCACTATGATAGGCGATGATGATCTGTAACAAGTGAACTAGTAAAGACCTATCATAGTGATATTTGATTTAATTATCGACGTGGTTTTACGAAGCGATCGTTACCGATAACAGCACCAACGTAACGATTTTGTAATTCGTTAACTTTGGATTGTTTGATACGACGTACTTCTAAAACATAGCCTACATCGTTACGACGGGATTGTGCACCCAATGTAACTTTGTATTGGTATTTGTCGCCATATACCAAAGACATAGCTTTTTCCAATGTCATACCACGAACGATTAAACTGATCTTGTTAGTGTATTGATCGTATTCGTAAGCGATATTAATTGTACGGAAATCTTTGTTTCCTTTGTCATCACGGTTGTAATCAGAGATTGCGATCTTTTTCAAGATAGTAATAGCAATATCTGTCATACGGAAACCAGCGAAGTTTTCATCAATGTAACCATTAGAGTTGCGGCTATTACGCATGCTATTAGTCATAGCCATGATGCGTTGAGTTTGCTCATCTAATTGGTTATTAGCTTGAGCTTCTTTTAAAGTTTCTAATGCTTTGATACCGTCTTGACCAGCACCTAAGTTAATATCGAAACCCAATTCGATATAGATACGGCCATTGCTGTATGCTTCACGGCAACCTGCAAAGTCAGGGAAAATACGACCAAGTACATCGGATACTTGAGAACAGATTTCATTAGTAGAAACTAGTTTACCAGTGTAATCTGCATCGAAGTCTGCGAAATCCAATTGGATATCTACATCTTCGTTTTGTACAGAATTGTCCTCTTTGTTTCGAGGATTACCTGCATTAATTGCATCAACAAGATACTCCATAGAAGTGAATTGTTGTGGCATAAGATTTGGATCCTGTACGAATCCTGGTTTGAAATAACTCATAGCTATTTCCTCCTTACTTTAAAATATAGAAAATTACCTAGGTGTTTGGGGTACTGTAATTGTCTACACAATACCCATGTACACACCTTTATATTATATAACCATAAAACTCTTTGGTTTTATAGGTATATACCTTGGATTTCATTCTTGTCTATATAGTTGACTACATAGAGTCTATCATTCTTATCTTCAACTAGCATATACTTGCTCTTGATATCGTATAGATTTACGTCATGGTAATATTCTGTAACTATACAATCTAAGAAGATAGCTTTAGCTACTGCTTCAAGAACAAAGATATCACCACGAGTCAATTGACCGTGTGTAAGATGTCTGTCTTTAAACGATAGTTCAATACGTTTAATTTTAAAATTAGCTCTAAAGTATGATTGGAAATTAATCCCATCAAAGAACTTAGTAAGACAAGACAGCATTGTATCTTTATATGTGACACCAAAATATCTATCAACTAAGAGATCAAAGATCTTCTCAGTGATAGTTGTGTTTGTAGCAATAAGTGGTATAATCGTACTATGATTATCATTTACATATAAATCTATAGTCATCTTAGAGTGTAATTCTTTTACATCACCCATTAGATTCATATAAGACATCTCATATTCTTCTACTGAATTATTTTCTAGTAGTGCTTTAGTACAACACTTACCAGGATGGGCATGGCCAGTAACTGGATCCTTATACCCTACTCTACAAATATAGAATGGATACCCATAAGACTCTCTTTCGTTATAAATAGAGATAACTACATCTTCTTGACCATTCTTTAGTTGTGCTATTTCAATATGTAGCTTACAGTGTGGATTAAGAGCTTTGTATTCTTTATTAACCAAATCTCTTGCTATACCTTTTCTACCGGAGTTACCTATAATCTCAGTAACTCCATAGAAGTTTTTAATATTAGTTGACGTCACTCTATAAAGCTCTTTAATATTATTATCATTATCATATTTAAGAAACTTTTGTCCTAATGTCAATATCATAACGCTTACCTCCAAGACACAATTTATGGTGGTACATATATAGGTATGTACCACCATTTATTAATTTTTATCGTAAGAATAAAACTGCTTTAAGATAGTCCAACGTATATTTCAATGTAGAACCCTTAATACGGATAACCTTATCATTGAATTTAGTTGTACTATAATACTTAGTGAAGTTGAAATTATTTTCCTTATTTAGGATATAGATCATACACTTAGTATAGTCATTTAGAATTCTTGCTCTAGTATCGATTAGAGCTTTATTCTTATGACCTTTATTTAGCATAGATTCGATACATGTATTCATATACCAAAGCTTAGCTGATTCAAATTTAACACCTTCTATATTACCAGCAGTCATATAGATAACTAATAGACGGTGAACCTTAAAGAATTCATTAGTATAGTCGATCTTCTCAGGTTTAGTAATCAAGAGATCACCATAGTCATTGAACTCTACAGGGATATCTTTAGCTTCATTAATAGCAGTCTCTCTAAGAATTCTATCAATGACTTTTTGTTTAGCTACGCTTTGAAGACGTTTCTTATAAGCAATACTATCAGATGGTAAGAACTTAGTAGTTGGTACACCTAAGGCTAATAGCTTCTCTGTAGCACTTACAAGCTCTTCTTCACTAGCAGACGTTCTCCATTGTTTAATAGTCTTATTAACCATAGTAAACCATTTATTGAACGCTAGACGTTTATCTTTATTTGTACTGATATCTACACCTTGCCAGATGTCTTTGTATGCATCTAACCAAGCAAGCATATCTACACAATCAATATCAGTCTTATATTTTTTAGTGTATTCTTTTAATCTCTCTTCTATTTCTTCTGGGGAGAAGAATGGTACACCAGACGGTAATACTGGTTCTTGTGGTTGATTACCCCATACATCAGTATTCTCAATAAGAGTGATATCTGGATATCTAAGCTCAGTAGTATTCAATAGATGAGACTTCATAAAGTTATAGAATGTCTCATTAGTACAACCAACTAACTCTAATAGTTTCCAGTCAGACATTTGTTGTAATTGAATAGGCATACCCTTATATAAAGTCCACAGTTCTTCTAAAGATACAATAGACTTACATAGGTTCATAATATAGATACCTGTATTTAAAGACCAGTCTTTAGCTGCACGCATCTCTCTACCCTTATTAGCGAGATTGATGCCAAACATATTTGCTCGATTAAGAATAGCACTATTCTTTAACTGTATATCTTCATCACTCATATCAACTTCAGCATCTTCTGTAAGAGCAATACTATCATACTTTATAGGCTGATTTAAGAAATGTTTCTTTAGTTCTTCATAGCGTTCTGCATTAGTCTTACCGAATAAACGAATAGATACATCATCAGAGTTCTTACGTTGGTCATAAGTTAAGCCATAGAATATATCCATTTGTTTATCTAGCTCTAACTCAGATTCTGGTGTAGCTAGTATAAATGAATTAGGGTCACAGTTTAAGAATGCTTCTTTAACGTAAGTGTCACTATTACTACATGGCGTATCAGACAGTACAGTATCAGATAATAGTAACTTATCCAACTCATCAACAGAATCAGTACGATTCATTGTCTTAGTATTGATAGCAAAGTACCCATCATTATCAGACATAACGTCAATATCTGGATGATTTCTTACTATCTCTTTAGCTTTATTCTTCTCTAATTCACCAAGCAATGGCATATACTCATCTGGTAATTTAGAGAAGTCTGTATTAGACATTTCCACTTCTTGCTCTAAAGTAGCAATGATAGAATTCATTTCAACCAATGTTTGATTTGGTTTAAATGTAATCTCTTCAAAATCTTTATTGTATTTGATTTGGTCATGGGAGATTAGTTCCATACCAGTCAATTGTTCATAGAAGTTATTAGCTTCTAGCTTACGTTTATCTTCACCTTTGAAACGGTATAAGTTAAACTTACGGTCTTTTAAGAATTCTTCTTTCTTATATTCTTTTGTACCGTCAGAAGATTTTACTTTAATAGTATCATCTTCTAGGTCTTTAGTTAAACCGTAACCCTCTACTGATTCATCACCAGTAAAGGAATTACTATAACCATATTGTACTACGATTTGATCACTTGCCCCAGCTGGTGGAACCCCACCAACATTAACAGTGAACTCTTTTAGATTAGACATTTAATCTTCTCCTTTAAGTTCCTTGATGGTATTCTCACACCATGAAGTAAATTCATTAATATTGAAAGTCTTAGTATTATCATTATCCTCTAGCTTGAATCGCATTTCCATAAATATAGCTAGTAGTTGTGCAAAGTTATTATCAGTAAGACGAATATAGTTATACTTGTCTAGAGTGATAATATTAAACTCTTTGGCTTTCTGTTTAGCTCTATATTCTGGCATGCTTCTAGTGTTAGGATGATCCCCACCATCTTTAACTTCGATTATGAGGTTATATGGTATATAATATATATCCGTAATCCAATTTCGTGTAACACCATCTTGGTCTACGTATTGGATAGTTGGGCCTGGCATCATGATATCATCACTAGGGATATGTAATACTTTATCCATAAACTCAATAGCACGTTTTTCATAAGTACCAGTATAAGTAAAAGTTGTACCATCGCTATGCTTATATGTACCAGATATACGTCTATTAGCTAACATCTTTTCTTGGTGCTCTGGATCATGCATAAACGAATAACGACCATGTACTTTATGCATATTTTCTAAAGCACGTTTACGCATTTCATGTTTACACTTATCACTACAATACTTATTATATCTCCAAGTTTTTTCATTCCATTGTGTTTCATTCTTACAGATTACACAAGAACCTTTAGATTTCTTATTGATAATATTAAATACGATTCTTGCAGCTGAGTGTCCCTCGGGGATTAACTCTTGGTGTTTATTTTGTATGTGTCTCACTAGTGGTTCACGTTCAAGACGTTTTTCGCAGAATGGGCACTTAAATCTCTTTGTTGCCATATGGTACCTCCTTTAGGGCAGTTTACATGTATGTTTTCACAGGCCCAACTTTATAATAAGATGCTTAAAGCTACTGAATAAGCCGAAAGGAGGCACTATGGAAACTAATAAATATAAGACGTCTTCTAGAATTAAAGAATATGCCTTGTCTATAGACTCATTTAATACACCAACAGAATATACTAATGCTAGAGCTATAGCTGTAGATATTATTAGATTATTCTTATTAGAACCTGGTACATTACAAAACAATCCAGAATGTGGTATTGGTTTGTATAGTAGATATAAATTTATAAACAGTGACAGACTACATGAATTAGAGGAAACTGCAAAAGAGCAGATACAAACATATCTTGCTCCAATGTCATCTATTACCGTAGACTGTTCATTTATTGAAGTAAATGTATTACTTATTAGAATGACCATTGATACATCATCTATCAATCTAGTTTTTGATAAGGATAACCTTACTTTAAAAGATATTTCCAATTACAACTAAGGAGGACTATTAGATGGAAAAGAAAACTCTTTCCTTATCTGATTTACAAGCCGAAGCTGGTAATACAGAAGAGACTGTAGAAACACCAGTGGAAGATACAACTGTAACGCCTGAACCTGCTGTAGAAGAAAAGCCTATGAGTATTCGTGATAACCCACTATACAACTTAGGTAATCCTACAGAGGATGAAATCAAAGAAGTGGCTATCGAAGAGGTAGCTAAATATGAGAATGAAAACTTCGCCGAAAAAGAATACGAAAAGAAAATGAATGATTTCGATGAACAAACTCGTCGTGCTTTCCAACGTCGTTTCGGCCCAGCTATCGAAGAAGTTCAACGTATGGCTGATGAATACGAAGAACGTAAAGAAATCGAAGGTGGGGATGTACGTGTAGTTTCCACTTATGATAAAACTGCTGAAGTGAATCCAGATGAAGCTCTTACTGAAGAAGAAATCGAAGAGCGTAATGCTATTGTTTTAGCTGAAGCTCGTAAGGCTGCACCAGTTAAGAAGAAAGCCGAAACTAAACCAGAAGTGGTTGAACCTGTTAAGGAAGAAACTATTGATGATATTGAAGCTGAACTATTGGATACACCAGTAACTCAAGAGCATGTAGAAATTGATGATGAAGAATCTGATAAAGAACTTGATATTATTGATGATGATATTATCAATGACTTAGGTCTTGCTGATGAGATGCGTGAAATCGAAGAAAAAGAACGTGAAGAGCGATTGAATAATCGTATGGCTACGTTTAAAGAGCAATTGCGTACCATTATGGTTCCTAATAAAAAGAAAACAGATTTATCCAAATTCAAAATCGTTAAATCTACTTTACCTGCAGGTAAGATCCTAAATAAACAAGCTGAAGAGACTCCATACTTTACTTGGGTATTACCATATACAGGTGTATCTATTTCCGTTTCTCCACTATCTGCTATTGAAATTCAAAATTTGATCAATGTAGAAGAAGGACGTAATAACGTTGAAGCTGCACGTGCTCAATTTGAATTGATTTGGAAACACTTACATCCTAAGTGTAATGCTGGGTCTTTTGAAAACTGGTGTAAGAAAATACACTATGCTGATATTGATCACTTATACTTTGCTGTATATAAAGCATGCTTCCAAAATGCAAATATCATTGGCTTCCAATGTCAAAATACTAAGTGCGATAATATCTTTGCTGAAAAACGTGAAATCATGGAAATGGTTAAATTCGGTACAGACAAAGATAAAGAGCTATTCGAACGTATTTATCAACAAGACCCATCCGTTGATTCCACTTTAGAAGAAGACTTAATGGAAGTGTCTGAAAGCTACGCTATCGGTGTAGGCCCTATTACACTTTACAATATCCTATTCGAAATCAACTTTGTAGATAAAGCTATGACTGAAAAGTATGATACATTCGTTGGTATGGCTGCAACTATTAAATCCTTATACCGTATTGATGAAGAAAAAGAAGCATTGATTCCTATCGCTTTCCGTACAGATAAGAATGACGTAGTTAAGACATACAAATACCGTATTGCTTCTTTATACAAAATCTTCAATACATTAAGTGATATTGACTTAAACGATATCAGTGATCGTATTGGTGAATATGCTGATAAGTATGCTGATGCTATCAATATCTCTTATCAAATGCCTGCTACTACATGTCCTGAATGTGGTGATGAAATCCAAGCTGCTGAGGCTCCAGCTCAACAATTGGTTTTTATACGACATCGGCTAGTACAAGTTTTGAACTCCTAGATCAGGTTAATAAGATATCTTACGAGTATCGTGGACGAATAACTATCATGGAGATTATGAATGCTCCTGTATGGTATATGGTAGCTCTACGATACTTTAAGTATAAAGAACGTTTAGCTGCTAAGAAACGTGAAAAAGAAAAAGAGCTTGAAACCAAATCTAAGAAAAAATTCGATAAGAAAAAATATACTGGTAGACAACTACTAGAGATGGATATAGCTAAAGAGAATGGGCACCATATCCCTGGTTTTGAAGGTCTAACTAGAGACGAAGCTGATGATCTTAATGAACAAATGATGGAAGAAGGACTCATCTAATATTTTGAAGCAGAGTTAGCTGCTTATGATTCTATTTTTAATTAGTATTTTCGGAGAATATAAATGGACTTACTAGAGTTTTCATCTAAATTTATTATAGGAGAAACGGATGCATTACCTACATTTTGTCGTCTATTTACCGAGAATAATATCTTATACTTTATACTAGCACCGTATGGGTGTCTTGGTAATAAAATTGTCAAGTCTGACCTATGTGAAGATAGTGTAGCTGTTACTATCTTTGGTAACAAATCTAATATTGATGCGTTTAAAAGCATTGAAACAGATTACAATGGGAAGGTAATAAATCGTCATAACACGAATATTGCAATTTCCTGTGTATGTCATAAGCCAACTGAGATACAGATGGTTTTCAGTAGAGTTTAGATGTGTAAAATTCCCATAGTCCACATATAGGACTATGGGACTTCTACATATTAATAACTACGGAGGTTATAAAATTATGGCAGATAAACTTAGAGGAGACCATCTAGAGGTCTCTTTATTAGATATGGATGACTTCGTAAAGAAGAATAATCTACAACCTATAACGAATCCTATATTTTTTGATGTGAATGGTAATCCTACAGATGATGGATTACTATCTAATATCATCTTTGGTATTACTAAACAAACACGTGCTGGTACTTTTGCTTATATAGATTTACATGGTAGATTCTTAGCACCATTAGTATATAAAATTTGGTCTAAGATTGATCGTAAAGTAAAAGAAATAGTTAAGGGTACTAAGCACTTCAAGATCGATTCTGAAGGGCAGTTTATTGAAGACGAGAATGGTGAAACTGGTTTAGAGTTCCTATATAAGAATATTGATAAGGTAAAGTTCAGAGAGACTGGTGCTATTAAACGTAGCCGTTTTATTGAATTCTTAGAACGAAACCGTAAGAACTTCTTTATCACTAAACTATTAATCATCCCACCTTACTATCGTGACGTTAAAAGTGATGGTGGTAAAGTGTCTGTTGGTGATATTAATAAACTATATCAAAATATATTAGTATCAGCTAAATCCCTAGAAGAGTCTAAGTACTATGGTATTAATATTGGTGATGCTAATAGAGGCAGAATTCAAGATATCTTACTAGAAATCTATAACTGGTTTGGTTCTGGTACGGAGTCTAATCCAAACGGTGGTATTCCTGGTAAGTTTGGCGTATTACGTCGTACCAATATCAGTAAGACTACAGACTACGCTACACGTTTAGTTATGTCTGCACCTAATCTTAAAGTAGAGAATCTTGAAGATATTGATGTAGACTTAGAGTATTCAATGTTGCCAGTAACATCAGCAGTAGCTAACTTCTTCCCATTCGTTTTATTCCATATGAGACGATTCTTTGAAGAGCAATTTGCTGGTTTGACTGTATATGAATGTGTCGGTGAAAAGGGTGAGACTTTATATCCTAGAATTGATGATTGGCAAACCTATTTCAATGATTTAGTTCTTAAGAAAGAGCTAGACCGTTTCATTCACGGTTACTCTGATAGATTTAGACCTATTGAAGCACCTGTTGGTGCTAAAGAAATGGAACGTATCGGTTATAAGGGTAAGACCTTATATATGAAACTTAAAGCACGTTTTAAACGTGTAGAAGATATTGCTGAAGATAAAGACTTTGGTGTACAACAAGAATTACAACGTAAGTTGACTTGGTGTGATGTGATCTTTATGGCTGCAACTGAAGCGGTAAAAGATAAGATGATTCTTATTACACGTTTCCCTATCGATACTTTCTATAACCAGTTCTCTACTAAAGTAAAATTATCTTCTACTATCGAAACCGAAACTATAGAATTTGATGGTAAAGTATATAAACGATATCCTAAGATTCGTGATGAATACATTGGTACTAATACTGCCAATAAGTTTGTAGATACTATGAATATCTGCAATGCATACTTAGGGTCTATTGGTGGTGACTATGATGGTGATATGGTTACTATTAAGGGTATATTTACCGATGAAGCTAATGCTGAGTTAGAGAAACAGCTTAAGTCTAATATTCACTTTATAGATTTAGGGTGTAAATCTGTAGTATCTAATACTAATGAAAGTATTCAAGCTATATTTGCTCTCACTATGACAGTGGATAGTGATGCTCTTACTGAGCCTAAATTTTAAATAGAAGATTCCCAGTATAGTCATTGACTATACTGGGGTATTTTTACGTTCTTCTTAGTTTTGGATTGTTTAAGATACCATTAGTTTGTGTAATAGTAGTCTTTTGTACATTAATTGCTTTGAAGTATTCTTTATTGATAATATCAAACTCTGTACTTCTAGGATCTAAGATATTCATAAAGTTACGAAATATACTTACAAATGTAACTTTAGCAGAGAAACGTTGGTGTTTATACCAAGAGGCAGTTTTAGCTGCCTCATATACTCTCATAAGATAATCAAGTTTATCAATCTTATTATCCCCACATTCACGCCAACCATCATTCACGGTCTTAGCATATTCACCTTTACCACAATCAGCGATAAAGTAGATCAAATCATCTATCCTTGATAATTTAGCCATAAAACAACACTCCACTTTCTAGTTTAAATAGTTATGATATTCGTGTAGTTCACATTTTCTTTCTCGAATCTAGTTATACCTATAGATTCTAGAGGGAAGTTCTTGATATTAGTATTGATGATTTCAAAGTAATCAGCATAATCCAATACCCAACTTGGTAAATGCTCATCAGCAGGTACAGCAACTGCCGCTATCTCTCCCTTATAGGTTTCCCTGTTATTGTCGAAGAACTTAATAAGTCTTTCATATACAACAGGATTAGATTGCTGTAACTCGCCAATATCTTTCTCTTTAATATTAACTTTAAGAATATCCAAATAGTTTCTGCTATCCAAATCTATAGGCTCTGTTCCCTCATCACGAATAGCCTCATTATATGCAATAGCAGCTTTAATGCCTTGGATTCGCATAGGGTCCGTATAAGAAGAGATAGATTTAACTGAAACTGGTTTGTAATAGTCTTTCTCTCCAGACTTAATGCTATCATGGATATTCTTTTCAATCTTAGCTAATAAACCAATAACTTCTAACTGGTCTACTTTAGGTTTAAGCAATACTTTCTCTCTAAGTATTCCTTGAAGCTCATCTTTAATACTGTCTTTAAATACAGACTTATTGATTGGAAGACCTTTAATATCCATTTGCTTATTCTTAGGTACTATATTACCCTCTTGAAGCTCTTGGATTGTAGCATAGTTCTTCTTAGCAGGTGTAAGTAATGCACGTTTAAATAAGAACTCATTCTTCATGTCTATAAGACATACTTTATATGGTGTCAACGTATTATACTGCTCAGCAATAAGATGGAAGTGAGATTTAAGAATCTTACTTACGATATAGCATAAAATATTTACACTAGAAATACGTACTGCATCATAACCCTCAGTAATCTTAGTCTCTTCTTCTACAGTATCAATTTCATCAGTATAGAAGTTGTAGAGTTCTTTTTTTTCTTTAACGATAACTTCCTTGAGGTCATTAACTAGTGTACAGTCATGGTCTACTAGAATATCATCTACAAGATGAATCCATTTATCTGTACTAATTACAGAAGAGTCAGTATCTGTAAGCAATACAATATCTCTAGTCATAGTTGAGCATCGTTCAAACTTATCAGATACGATGTATCGCATATAGCACCATTCCATAAATATAGCAGTTAGTCTATCTAATGATGTAACTATATTTTCAGGTGGCTCGTTAGGATCCATAAATGGTTCATTAATACCACTAAAGATAGTCTTAACTAATTCTTGTACATGTGGAGAATCTACTACAAGTTTGTATAAATTATTCTTATAGTAAATCTT